AAGTATATCAGCATGGGCTTATATAAGTATTTGATTATATTTGAATTGTGTATTTTAAAACATCACCTCATCATTTGAATATTCAAAGGGGGGGTGGGGGGAAACTTGGCTGGAGGGAAATTGTGCGTAACCCACTTTACTACGGTAATTATTGTTTTTAAAAGGGGTGGGGTATACTGTTTATAGGACAAGCGTTTAAAGCGATTATTTATAGTTTGGCTACCTAGGTATTCCCATGCTCCTTTCAGGAGCTTCTAGGGGTGTTTAAATCGATTCTAGACACATGCTAAGCTCGGCTAGGGCCTCGCATGTAAGCAAGATGGTCATAGCGCTTCGCGCGTACATGCGCACGTACACGTGCGTATAAGTATAATATATAATATAATAATAATATAATAATATATAATATAATATATATATTAATATATAGTATATCATACAATTCCTGTTTTGTCAAGATGTAGTCTGTAAAATTTTTTTATAAATTTTTTTACAAATCTATTGACATTCTTGTTAAAGTATGGTATAATATTAAGTATACGGCATCATAAAAGATGCCCCTTCCTAGAGGATAAAAACAATGGCTCTTTCAGACAATCCTGCTGCTAAAAAGCGCAGCCCAAAGAAACGTGCTTTGAGCACGGGTTCTAACCATTCCTGGAGTGACAAGCAGAAAATAGAAGCTGTCCAATCTTGGTTGCTTCTTGGCAACTTAGCTCTTACGAGCAGGGTGCTTGCTATTCCTGAGATAACCCTCCGTGTGTGGAAAACCACCGAATGGTGGAAGAACACGGTTGAGGACATCAAGCTTCAAGAAAACATGCAGATGTCTGCACGCTTGAAGAAAATCGTTGATGCCAGCCTAGGGGCTGTCGAGGATAGGATTGTTAATGGAGATTTCATGTTTGACCAAAAGTCTGGCGAGATGGTTCGCAAGCAGGTCAACCTACGGGATGCTCATAAAGTTGCTGTTGACCTTTTGGATAAACGAGCCATGCTCGACAAAGCAGCTGCTCCCCAGCAGGAAGAGAAGCAAGACGAGGATCGTCTGCTTAAGCTGGCTGAGAAGTTTGCTGAATTTGTAACAAAGAAAAAAGACCCTTTCATCATTGATGCAGAGGACGTTGAGATTAAATCGCGGGATAATTCAGAGGTAGAAGGCCAGTCTCATAAGCTGGAAGTCGTAGGTTCGAATCCTGCTCCCGCAACCAGTTTGGAGAATGCTGATGCCATACATGACCAATGGGAAGAGGGACTACGCGAAGGAATATCGTCTGTACCACAGCCGTCCAGACCAGATACACAATCGGTCGGAGAGAACCACCTTACGGAGACAAGCTAATGCTCAAGGCATCACCCACAAAGGAGACGGAAATGACCTCGACCACATCCGACCTCTTTCCAAAGGCGGAGCCAATACTCTTTCCAACGCTCGCTCTGTCTCTAAAGGCTCAAATAGAAGCTTTTCTAGAAATGGAGACGGAAGCCTCAAGAGCCAAACCAGTAGACGAGAACATTAAATGAAACTTACCGCTGAGGTTGTTGCTGGATTTGTGGGAAGTGTCCTGTCCAGTCGCTTTGACGGTCAAGCCAGTTCTCCTGATTTCCACAAGGAATGTTGGGACCTATGTTGTTCCAATGAAAAGTTTGTAGCCATTGCTGCCCCACGAGGGCATGCCAAAAGTACAGGGGTGACGCTAGGCTATGGCTTAGCCACGCTCCTGTTTAGAGAAAGAAAATTTATGCTGCTTGTGTCTGACACAGAATCACAGGCAGCTTTGTTCTTAGGAACTTTCAAACAAGAATTGCAAGAGAATGAAGAACTCATTCAGTTGTTTGGAATTAAAAAGAACGAAAAGAACATTGTCCAGTTTGCCAAAGACACGGAAGCGGACATCATTGTTGAGTGTGAGGACGGACATAAGTTCAGGATCATTGCCAAGGGAGCGGAACAGAAGCTGCGTGGATTAATCTGGAATGGGTCTCGTCCTGACATCATTATGTGTGATGATATGGAAAACGATGAGCTTGTTATGAACAAAGACCGTCGTGAAAAAATGCGTAAGTGGTTTAAAGGGGCCTTGCTGCCCTGTAGATCTGATTCAGGTATCGTGCGTATGGTGGGAACAATCCTGCACGCTGACAGCCTGCTAGAACGCAACATGCCCAATGCATCAGACAAGATGACTGTTATTGAAGAACTAAAGCAATACTCTACACGTAAAGGTATGTGGAAGGCGGTTAAATACCGTGCCCACAATAGTGACTTTACTAAGTTGCTATGGCCTTCAAAGAAGAGTGCTGCTGACTTTAAGATGCTGTATGAAGAAGCCGTCAAGGACGGAACTACAGACATCTACAGCCAGGAATATTTAAACGAGCCAATTGACGAAAGTGTCAGCTTTTTTAAACGAAGCGACTTTCTGCCTATAACGCAAGATGATCGTCAAACAAAGCTCAACTACTACGTCACTGCCGACTTGGCTATTTCTGAAAGCGAGAAGGCTGACTTCTCTGTCTTTGTGATAGCTGGTGTTGACGAAGACAAACGAATTCATTTAAAGAACATTATCCGTGAGCGTATGGATGGTAAGGAAATTGTTGATACATTCCTAACCCTTCAGAAGCTTTACGATCCTGTAGCCATGGGTGTTGAAGATATGCAAATCTCAAAAGCCATTGGCCCGTTCTTGCGTGAAGAAATGATTAAAAACAATACATACATTTCTCTGTTGCCCTTAAAGCACGGAGGCAAAGACAAGCCAACCCGTGCTCGGAGCATTCAAGCCCGTCTCAGAGCACATGGCCTTAAGTTTGACAAAGAAGGTGATTGGTATCCCATCTTTGAAAACGAATGTCTTTCCTTCCCTCGTGGTAAACATGATGACCAAGTTGACGCCTTTGCGTACTTGGGACTTATGTTAGATCAGCTCATTGAAGCTCCCACAAAACAAGAAATGGAAGACGAACTCTATGCTGATGAAGTAAACACTTCAGGCAATATGGAACAAGGGCGCAACGCATACACTGGGTACTAACACATGGATGAAAATCAAACACCGTTAGCTGCAATGCTAGAAAGCATTAACATTGCTGAGTCCCTGGATGAAGCACAGCTTCGTAAAATTGGACAAGATGCTTTTGCTGGATATGACTTAGATGAACAATCTAGACAAGACTGGGTAAAGCATGTAGACGAATGGACAAAGCTAGCAAAGCAAACGGTTGAGCCTAAAACCTATCCATGGGTAGGAGCAGCAAACGTTAAATACCCTTTGCTGTCTACAGCGGCTATGCAGTTTGCAGCACGTGCCTATCCTTCCTTAGTTCCTTCTAACGGCAAAATTGTACATGCTAAACCCTTGGGCAAAGACCCAGATGGAAGCAAAACAGAAATTGCAGAAGCAGTATCTACGTACATGTCTGTGCAGCTTTTGCAGGATATGTATGGCTGGGAAGAAGACATGGATAAGATGCTCATCATGCTTCCTATCCTAGGTACAATGTTTAAGAAAACCTATTGGGATAGCTTAAACGAAGAGAACTGCTCACATTTAGTAATGCCTAAGAATTTGGTTGTAAACCATTGGGCACGTAACCTGTGTGATGCAGAACGCATTTCCGAAATTATTGAGATGTCCCCACGTAAGCTCAAAGAGCGCCAGCAATCTGGTTTGTGGTTGGACCTTGACCTTGGACGTGCTCCACAACCCCTGCTTAATGTGGTTGGCCCATCGGTTGTTGACGAAACAACTCCTTATACATTCATTGAACAACATACTTTCTTAGACTTAGATGACGACGGCTACAAAGAACCATACATTGTTACTTTCCACAAGGAAAGCAAAAAAGTGGTCCGTATTGTGGCTAGGTTTGATGAAACGACGATCAAACAGGGACCTGATGGAAAGATTCACAAGATTGATCCAATTCAGTATTACACTAAGTTTGGTTTTATTCCTAATCCTGATGGTGGATTCTATGATATTGGCTTTGGTGTCCTCCTTGGTCCAATCAATGAATCAGTAAACACTTTGATTAACCAATTGCTTGACTCTGGACATCTGTCCACATTGCAGTCTGGTTTTATTGGTAAAGGTTTACGCATCCGTATGGGTGACAACCGATTTACTCCTGGTGAATGGAAAGCAGTCAACTCTACTGGTTCAGACCTTAAACAACAAATTGTTCCTCTTCCAACTAAAGAACCTAGCAATGTGCTGTTCCAGTTAATGGGTAGTTTAATTACTTCTGGTAAAGAACTAGCCTCAGTTGCTGAAATTTTTGTTGGTAAAATGCCAGGACAAAACACTCCTGCCACTACTACAATGGCTACCATTGAGCAAGGCATGAAAGTGTTTACAGCTGTGTACAAACGATTGTATCGCAGCTTGACTGAAGAGTTTTTAAAGATTGCAAGGCTTAATTATCTGTATTTGAACCCAACTACAGAAGTACAAGACCTTAACATCATGATTAATCCCCAGGACTTTGATCCCAAAGCCCACAAAATTTACCCAGGTGCTGACCCCACTGCTGTGTCGCAAACAGAAAAACTGCTCAAAGCTCAGGGTCTAATGGAATTGTTGCCTACTGGCGTGCTTGATCCTGTCAAAGTAGTACAGAGAATCTTAGATGCACAAGAACAGCCTAACTGGCAAGACCTTTTGAACCCACAAGTGGCTGAATCTGGTCAACTCCAACCACCTCCTGACCCCAAAATGCTAGAAATGCAGATGAAAGGTCAGCTTGAAGGTCAAAAAATACAAATGCAATCGCAAGCCCAGCAGCATAAAATGCAGTTGGAAGAGCGTAGCAAACAAGTTCAATTGGCAATGGCCCAGCAGGAGCATGCACAAGACATGCAACACAGGCAGGACATGGCTAATATTCAGGCTGCAGAAGCCGTACACAAGCAACGCATCTTTTCTGCTACCGAACAGGCAGCATTTATACAGAAATTGATGCACGCTGATAATACACATCAGCAAAAGTTGTCTCATGCAGAATCTGCAGCGAAACAAAAGGCAAAAGAGCCATCTAAAGGAGCTAAATAAGCGTGAATAAAGCAGATTTTGTTGATTGGAAACGTCATCCTGTCACTCAGGTGATTTTCAGCCAATTAAACCAACGTATTAATGATTTACAGGCTATGCTTGGAGACAGTGCGGGTGTAAACTCAGTCCAAGACAGTCAATTTGTAGGTGCAATTAAAGCTTACAAAGATATGGTAAACATTGAGTATGAAGGTGAAGAGGAGACTCTATGATTATTCCAGTAATACATCGCATTGTCATTAAAGCAGACAAATTGGAAGAAACAGATAAAACGTTTAAGCGTGCCCGTGAAGCGGGAATTGTTATTCCAGACAATGACGACCGTAAACGCGCCCAAGCAGGTGTGGATAAAGGTGTTGTAGTGTCCATTGGACCCACAGCCTTTCGTGATTTTGAAGCTGAGTGCCCTATTAAAGTGGGAGACTACATAGCTTATGCACGATTTGCTGGTAAACACATAGAAGATCCCTACACCAATGAAGAATTTGTAGCCCTCAATGATGAGGACGTCATTTCTATTTTTAGACCCGAATAAGGAGCCTAGATGGCTGAAGAAACAATTGTTGCCCCAGAAGGTAACGCCCCCGCACCTGAAGAAACCACAAAGCTATCCGCTGCAGAGCAGCAAGCAATGGAACAGGGTTGGGTCCCACAAGATGAGTGGGAAGGTGATCCAGAACAATGGCGTCCAGCCAAAGAATTCTTGGATCGAGGAGAACTCTTTAAGAAAATTGAAGATCAAAACCGCACAATTAAAGAATTTAAACGTGCCCTTGATGATCTAAAAGGCCACCACGCCAAAACCCGTGAAACGGAGTATGCGCGTGCGATACAGGCATTAAAAGCACAAAAGATTGCTGCACTAGAAGATGGTGACGCAGCCGCTGTCGTCAAACTAGACGACCAGATTGATCTTGTCAAAGATGAACAGAGTAAACTTAAACAAGCCGCATTTCAACCTCAAGAACAAGTAAACCCTGAGTTTACAAACTGGGTTGATAAAAACAAATGGTATGAAACTAGTCAACCAATGCGAGCTTATGCTGATGCTTTAGGCCGAGACCTTGCCTACAAAGGACTTGCTCCTGGTGAGGTTCTTAAAGAGGTGGAGCGACAAGTTCGCGACGAATTTCCTCAAAAATTCCGTAACGCTAACAGGGACAAACCTGGAGCGGTAGAGAGTAGTACAAATAAAGGAGTTAAGGGTAACAACGATGTTGCACTTAGCGATGATGAGCGTCGAGTGATGCAACGTTTTGTTCGAACTGGTGTTATGACTGAAAAGGAATACATGGTTGAACTTAAACGTATTAAAGGAGCTTAATTATGAGTGACATTAAAGAAGCAATTGCGAAAGCACCGAGAGGTCGTACGCAGCGTGTTCCCGTGGGTTCACGTAAGGTTTTAACTGTAGCTGGAAAAGACCCCAGTTACGAATATAGAATTATTAACGACTCGGGAGATCGAGTGCAGGAGTTTGTAGAAGCTGGTTATGAGCTAGTGGATAATGACTCTGTGAGGGTGGGAGACAAACGAGTTAACTCTGCGTCAGCAGAAGGCTCTAAAGCTCAGCTTTCCGTTGGACAAGGGCAAAAGGCATTCGTCGTACGTATCAAAAAAGAATGGTACGAAGAAGACCAAATGAAAAAACAAGCCCATGTTAATGAACTGGAAAACGCCACCAAAGCAAAAGCTCTTGATGGTACTTATGGTAAGCTCGACATCAGTCGAGGTTAACTAATTTTAAGTGCCGTTAGGAAATGTCTATTTTATTAATGGAGAATTGCTAATGGCAAGTGTATCTCGTATTAACGGGTTCCGTCCTGTTAAAACAATTATTGGCTCACCATATAATGGTCAAGCCAATTTATATTTTGTGCCTTCCTCTGACTCAACAGTCATTATGGTTGGCGACGCTGTGAAACTAGCTGGTGACGCTCGCGCTGCCACTGGTGCCCCCACAGTCACCCGTGCTGGTGCTACTGATGCTGCTGTCGGTATCGTTGTAGGCATTTTGTTCACAGGCGTTGGTGATTTGACCAACATGCCCCCAGTGACCGATTTGAATACTCCTGTATATCGTCGTGCATCTACAGATCGTTACCTTTTGGTAGCGGATGATCCGAACCTAGTGTATGAAGTTCAGTATGCAGGCACTTCTGTGGCTGCTGCTACTATTACCGCTAACGTTGGTCAGAACGGTCAGTTCACAACTACTGCTGGTAGTACAGCTTCGGGTTCGTCTGGCATGCAGCTTGATAGCTCAGGATTGGCAACAACAGCCACTCTGCCTTTGAAGATTGTGGGCTTCCCCAATCGTCCCGATAACATTCCTGGCGACACCTATTTCAGTTACTATGTTAAATTAAATAACACAGCTAACGGTACAGGTACTGGCGCTACAGGTTATTAATTAAAGGAAAGGTAGAATATGTCTATTATTAATAGCGGCTCGTTTGCCAAAGCGCTATGGCCTGGCATCAATGCTTGGTATGGCAAATCATATGACGAATATGGAACAGAATACGACAAGTTGTTCGATAAGTTTACTTCACAGAAAGCTTACGAAGAAGATGTCGGTATTTCTTCTTTTGGTCTAGGCGTTCAAAAAGCTGAAGGCGCACCTATCTCTTATGATAGCGAGCGTCAAGCTTTCATTACACGTTATCAACACGTCGTGTTTGCGTTGGGTTTCATCATCACTCGTGAAATGATGGAAGACGACCAATATGATGTCGTCGGTCAACGTAAAGCTCAAGGTTTGGCCTTCTCTATGCGCCAAACTAAAGAAGTTATCGGTGCTAACGTTTACAACCGTGCGTTTAACAACGCTTACACCTATGGTGACGGTAAAGAACTGATTAGCTCTGCTCACGTCAACCTCAAAGGCGGAACATGGTCTAACACCTTGTCTACTGCTGCTGACTTGTCAGAGGCTTCTTTAGAGCAAGCATGTATCGACATCGCTGGTTTCACCAATGATGCTGGTTTGTTGATTGCTGTTCGTCCTGATTCGCTTATCATTCCACGTCAATTGATGTTTGAAGCAAAGCGTATTTTGGGTACTGACGGTCGCGTCGGCACTGACAACAACGATTTGAATGCTATCAAGACTATGGGCATGATCCCAGAAATCGTGACTAGCCACTTCTTAACTGATGCAGATGCTTGGTTCATTCGTACTGACGTGCCACACGGCATGAAGTATTTTGAGCGTCGCGCTGACCAGTTCGACATGGACAACGATTGGGACACTGAGAACGCTAAGTTCAAAGCTACTGCTCGTTTCAGCTTCGGTGCAACCGACGTTCGTGGTATCTACGGTTCGCCTGGCGCTTAATTTATCTGGGGGAGCCTGTCTCCCCTATTAACTATAAAGGATAAATTATGGGTTTTCTCGCAACTGATCTCTCTCCTCTGGGCCAAGCTAGCCCCTTAGTTCCAACAAGTAAAGATGTTGTAGTTAAGGCGTTTCAAGTTGCTCGTACTGATACAACTGCTGCATTAAAGGCTGTATTGCCTGCTGATGCATCAATTATCAATATTGACATCTTTGGTACGGCTTCAGACGCTGGTACAACAGCAACACTAAGCATTGGTACTTCTACTACCTCCACTGAAATTATTAGCGCCCAAAGCGTTTTAACTGGTGGTAAAGTAGCAATTACAACTGCATGGTCTGCAAACTATCCTAACACACAACCTGTCCCCGTCGTTGGTGACATTAAGTTGTATGCTAAGTATGCAGAATCAGGCACAGCTTCTACAGCTGGCGCTTGGACCGTAGTAGTTTACTACGTTCGTTAATGGGAAGGGGCGCAATGCCCCTTTTCTTTGTTTTGGGAGATGGTGAGTCTTCCGTCTTTGGTAAAAGGAAAATATTATGGCTGGTTCTAATGTATGGGTCAAATGTGGCAAAGTATATAACCTCGACCCAGGTGGTACGGGTTTAACCGCCACTGGTGCTACCCCCCGAATTTTTAAAGATAGCCCTTACGCTACCTTTCAAGTAACTGGTACTACAACTGCAAGTACTGGTTCAGCAACCGTTAAAATCCAAGGCAGTAATCTGGATGATGCCAACTCTTATGTAGACTTGGGCACAATTACTTTAACACTTGGTACTACTTTAACAGCTGACGGTTTTGCTACCTCAGCTCCATGGAAATTTGTACGTGCTAACGTCACTGCAATTTCTGGTACAGGTGCTTCTGTCAACGTTTTGATGGGAGTATAACATGAGCGCTATGGTTAATAATAATGCAGCAGGCATAGTGGGATCAACAGATCACTTAGCTAAAACTGCTGCTAAAGTGATGGTAACAGCTGACACTTTGTTTACTGCTGTTGGTGATGTACAAATCTTAAGTTTGCATTCTGAATGTTATTCAGCAAACGGTGCTACCGCTTCAACTCTTCAATATAAACTAACTCCTACAACAGGTACAGCAGCAACTATTTCAGGAGCATCTGCTTCTTTAGCTAACGCTGTTGCAGGTACTGTAGTTGTTATGGATGGTTCTACTTTGGCTGCAGCTCCCACTGTTGCAGCAACTGGTGTGGCGTTAAACACCACAGCACGTGGTATTATTTTTAAAGATGGTACATTATCCATTGTAGTTGGCGTCGGTTCTACTACAGGAACATGGAAACACTATCTTCGTTATGAACCCCTTGAGGATGGTGCTTACGTCGTCCCACTACAATAAGGTAACTTATGAGTAAACAAGCCGCTGGTAAATTTATCGGTGTGCTGTTTTTAAGTAGGACAGTTGCTCATCAATTGCATTTAAAGACCAACAGCTTTTCTGAGCACATGGCTTTAAACACGTTTTATGAAGAAATTGTCGATCATGCTGATGGCATAGCAGAACAATGGCAGGGTGAACAGGAAGAACTCCTAGACATCCCTACCTTAGCTGCTAAAGATGCCACCGATCCTTTAAAGTATATGAAAGAAACTTTAAAGTGGATTGAAGGTAATAGGTATGAAGCTTTTGAAAAAACAGACACTTCTATTCAGAACGATATTGACAATGTTGTAAAACTGTTTCGTTCTACAATCTACAAACTACGTTTTCTGAAGTGATGCTATGAAAAACCATCTAATTTTAGGAGACTGGAACGCGCTGTGTGACTCATGCGGACGTAAATTTAAAGCCTCTAGTCTACAAAAACGATGGGATGGTTTAATAGTTTGCAGAGAAGACTGGGAACAGCGTCATCCGCAAGACCTGCTTCGTGTACAACGTGAACAGATTTCTGTACCGTGGGCAAGACCATATCCAGCAGAAGATACTTACATTACTAAATTTGGTTTGTTTGATACAGCTAATGTGTCAGATAATCAAGATCAAGATTATGTTGAACCTGGGTATTTTCTTTCAGACTACATGCAAGACAATTTCTATATTGTTGTTAAATGGTATAGAACGTTTAATGATCAATTAAACATTATAGAATCCTTAGCTCTTAAAGATTCTACTGCTATAGCTGACAGTACGACAATAACTGAGACAATTGGTGTTGTTAGAAGGTTTGTAAGAACATTTACAGACACCACTACAATGTCAGAAGCCAAAGTACTTGCATTAGGCAAAGCATTGTCTGATGTTACAACAATAGCAGAAACGTTTACTAATGCTGTTAAGTATGCACGTAGCTACGCTGACACTGTTACACCAACAGAAACAACTGCACGTACTGTAGGTAAAGCTTTAGCAGATACAACAACAATCACAGAGAGTTTGACTAAAGTTTTAACTTATCTGCGGTCTTTATCAGATACAACTGCAGCAACAGATGCTGGTAGCATTTTCTATGCAAACTACGTTGGTCCCTCTTATTTTGGAGAAGACTACGTTGGATCAACCACTACATTTTAAGGTATTCAAATGATTAATGACACATTCGCCATGAAAGGCGACCTGACCATCACAGTTAAAGATGCAGCTACTGGCACAATTAAAGACCAACGTGAACTTAAAAACTTGGTTGTTACTGCTGGTAAAGGTTTTATTGCTTCACGTATGGCTGCAGCTAGTGCTAGCGTTATGGGTTGGATTGCTGTTGGAACAGACAGCACTGCAGCTGCTGTAGGTAATACTGCTTTGGGTACAGAAGTTGCTCGTGTAGCAACCACAGTATCTGGTGGCACTGTTTCTACAAACACTGTTACATACGTTTCTACTTTCCCTGCTGGTACAGGCACTGGTGCTTTGGTTGAAGCTGGTATTTTTAATGCTAGTTCCGCTGGTACTTTATTGTCACGCACAGTGTTCTCTGTTGTAAACAAAGGCTCTGCTGACGAAATGACCATTACTTGGGTAATTACCGTAGGTTAATTAGGATAAATACATGACTACCATAGTTACTAGAGCAGGTAAAGGTAGTTCTCTCACTAATAATGAGATGGACACCAACCTGACTAATTTAAATACATACAAGGTTGAACAAACAGCCACCACAGGTTCTGCTGCTTTGCCAGCAGGTACAACTGCTCAACGTGACGGTAGTCCTGCTGTTGGTTACACTCGCTTTAACACTTCCTTGAATAAAAATGAAACTTGGAGTGGTTCAGGATGGGTTGCTGGTGGTGGTGCAACGGGAGCTGGCGGTGACGATGTGTTTTATGAAAACGGTGTAACAGTAACTACAAGTTACACACTGTCTACAAATAAAAACGCTATGTCTGTTGGTCCAATAACTGTTAATAGCGGTGCAACCGTGACAATTCCCAGCGGACAACGCTGGATTGTTTTGTAAGGATACATATGGCATACGGAACAATTAATACAGACAAGCTAGTAGGTTCTAGCGGGGGAACACTTAACCCCGATTCTAGCGTATTTCGCAATAGAATCATCAATGGTGCGATGGTGATTGACCAGCGTAATGCGGGAGCTGAAGTTAATCCAGCTCTTAACTCAACATATTATCTTGACAGATGGCAAGCAAATGGAACTGTTGCATCTAAATTTAAAATTGGACAAAACGCTGGTTCTGTCACACTTCCAGCAGGATTTACAAATTATTTGGGAGTAACTTCCTTATCTGCATATACCGTTGGCGCATCAGAACAATTTAATGTATTGACTAAGATTGAAGGTTACAACATAGCAGACCTAGCATGGGGTACAGCAAACGCATCACCGATTACATTATCTTTTCGAGTGTATTCAAGTCTTACTGGGACTTTTAGCGGGTCTATTACTAATAGCGCAACTAACAGATGCTATGTTTTTAATTACACAGTATCAAGCGCAAACACTTGGACAACAATTTCAGTTACTATTGCTGGCGATACAACTGGCACATGGCTAACAACCAACGGCATAGGAATGTTTGTTATTTTTGGTCTTGGTTCTGGTTCTACTTATAGCGGAACTGCTGGATCATGGGGTTCAACCTATTACACGCAATCAACTGGGTCAGTCTCAGTAGTCGGAACATCTGGAGCAACCTTCTACATCACAGGCGTACAACTAGAAAAAGGCAGTACCGCAACGAGTTTTGATTACAGACCTTATGGTACTGAGTTGCAGTTATGTCAGAGGTATGCACAGATATTTAAAGGAAGTGACGGAGTATCCAATAGTTACGTCAGAATAGGACAGGGTAATGCACAAAGCACGACTGGTGGAAATGCATTGGTTACACCTCCAGTCAGGTTTAGAGCAAGTCCAACAGTCACCACCAGTGGGTCTTTTTGTGTATATGACGGAGCTGTAGTAACTTCGGTATCGGGTGGCGCATCCATTGATGCGGCATCAGCCGCTAATTCGGTGCTATTGGGTTGGGCTAATGGTACTTCGTTAACACTAGCAAGGACTTATCAATATTTAATTCAAAATGATAGTACTGCTTATCTACTTTTAAGTGCGGAGTTATAAATGTATCAATTAAGTTCGAACAATGTATTAACTGGTCAGCCAAATTGCATTAGGAGATTATCCGATAATGCAAGCATCCCATTTGACCCCGATAACACAGACTACCAAGCCTATTTAAAGTGGGTAGTCGCTGGAAATGTTCCAGCTCCTGCTGACGAAGGAACACAATAATGGCATCATTAATTCCAAGTGCTAATGCATCAGGCACAGGGTCAATGACCTTGGCTGGTCCTAGCACCAATTCAAATCAAACTGTCAACATTCCAGACACAACTGGAACAATGATGGTTAGTGGCAATATGCCAGCATTTAGTGCTTATGCTGGTACAACAACCACATTAACTCCAAATACGGATGTAAAAGTAACTTTTAATACTGAGTTGTTTGATACTGCTAACTGTTTTTCATCTAGTCGTTTCACACCAAATGTGGCAGGATATTACATAGTTAATGTTTGTTTGCAAGTTAATTATTGGAATGGCATTATTTTTTGTGCCCAACTTTACAAAAATGGTTCTATTTATCAAAACGGTCAAACAGCATACCCTCAAACAACTGGTGGAGTACGGGCATCTATGTCAACCCTTGTTTATTTAAATGGAACAACAGATTACATAGAAGGATATGGCTATCAATACGCTGCTTCATCAAGCAATGATGTTATTGCAACTGTAAATACAACTTTTAGCGCTTGTTTAGTGAGGTCGGCATGACACTTTACGAAAAAATATTATCTTTGTATCCACAAATTACTGACAGAGAAATGCTTGAATACATCCGTTTTCAGAACGACTCTGACGGGCGTGGAGAATACATATCCAAGTGGGAACACCCAACACTTGTTAGACCTACTGAGGAACAATTAGCATGAGTACAATAATTGACGGAACGGCTGGTATCACATTCCCAGTAACAGCGGGTAGTGCTTCTGCGGTGCAAGCATCTTCTGGTAGGGTGTTGCAAGTGGTGAATGCTACTTACAGCACATATACATCTATTGGGTCTTCGTCAACACTTGTTGATTTAGGTTTATCGGCAACAATAACACCTTCATCTTCATCAAACAAAATTTTGATTTTTACAGATTTGGCTGGAGGCACATCAGTTAATAGCGTTTCTGCCGCATTTAATGTTAAATTATTGCGAGGTTCTACAGCAATCGTAAATATTGAGAATTCTGCTGGTTATGGTGGAGTTACTGAAAGAGATTTTGGTGCTTTTGGTTCTTTGTCTTATTTAGATTCACCATCAACCACTTCCGCAACCACATACAAAATTCAAGTAGCCAATACGGGTGGCGTAGGTAATTTATATGTAAATAATTACACAGCATCTGCAAATGGTTCGACTTGCACAATGACTTTAATGGAGATAGCGGCATGAGAAAACACGATGCAATTTATGCCACACACACAAATATTGTCGTTATCCGTGGTGACGATGCTTTTGATGCCCAAGGCAACCCCGTTACCTATGACGAAATAGCAGTTCAAGCCTACATAGATGCTCATGCCTATATAGCAAAACGCCAAGCTGAGTATCCTTCTATTACTGACTACCTTGATGGTGTGGTTAAGGGAGACCAAGCTCAAATTGACAAATACATTGCCGACTGCCAAGCAGTTAAGGCTAAATATCCGAAGGGATAATAGATGGCAACAATTGACGCTACAGACGCCAAGTTGTCTGCCCATGAGTTGGTATGTGCTGAACGTTATGCTGTCATTAATGCTCGTTTAAAGCGCTTAGAAGGCATCTTAATAGGCGCTTGTGGCATTATGCTAACAGGCATGACAGGCACATTATTTGCAATGTTAACCCACCTTAAGTGAGAATAAAATTGACCCGATAACCATCTTTGCTACTTGTAAAGCTGCGTACAGCGGCATACAAGGTTGCATTTCTGTTTACAAAGAACTTAAAGCGACTGGAAAAGAAGTAGCTCACATTGGTGAAGAAGTTGGAGGATTTCTGTCCTCTTTCTTTGTAGGACAACAAACTTTAGAAGAAGAACACGAAAAACAAAAGGTTCAACGTAAAGCAGATGTGTTGGCTGGTAAGCCACGCAACGTTACACAAGAAGCCATTGACAATGTCATGCGTGTTCGTCAAATTAGAAGGTATTATGCTGACCTAGAACATATGGTTCGATGGGAGCTAGGGATGCCTGACCTGTGGACTGAAATCACAGAAGAACGAGACAGACTTACGGAAGAACGAGCGCTTCTTAAAAAGAAACAAGATGAGTTAGAACGTATAGCCACACTTAAACGGAAATATCAACTACAACTATTTGAAGAGTATTCCTGGATTGCAGTGGCTATTGTTTGTGCCATTATCTTTATTATAGGAAACTTATGGGCGCTTCAAGAACTAGTGGAGTTGGATCGAGTACGACGTTGGGGATTTTAACTGTAATTATATCCGCATGCTATCTAGTTACAGTAACTCTTGTTGCTATATGGTGGTCCAAAGAAGAACGTAAGTTGGCTAATAAAAACGTTGCTCGTATTGAACGACAACTTGAAACATGTAAAAGGAACAACAATGAATGATTTGCTAGGGCTACTTAAAAACATAGCTCCAACATTGGCTACAGCCGTAGCTGGTCCTTTAGGTGGTGCTGCGGTGTCTGCAATAGCGTCTAGACTGGGTGTTTCTGACAGTGTAGCAGAAGTTGCTAAAGCCATAGCAGGTGACCCAACAGCAGCACAGAAAATAGCAGAACTTGAACTTGAGTTTGCTAAAGTTGCAGCAGATGCAGGCAAGAACGAAAACGACAATATTTCTAAACGCTGGGATGCAGACATGTCGTCTGACTCTTGGTTGTCTAAGAATATACGTCCTATGAGCCTTGTAGCTATTTTTATGGGATATTTCCTGTTTGCTATGATGAGTGCTTTTGGTTTAAATGCAAATGAGTCTTATGTTCAGTTGTTAGGACAATGGGGTATGCTAATAATGGGTGCATACTTTGGTGGTCGTACAATTGAGAAACTTGCTGAAATGAAAAAGAAATGACATATATAGCAGTAATATTTATGTGTTTAAAACTTGATTGTCAAGTTGTTTCTTCTAAAGAAATATTTAAAAAAGAACAAACTTGTTTAATTTCTATTCAACAAGAAGAAGATAAAAATAAAAATAAATTTGATATATTTGAAGCTCGTTGTATAGAAATACCAAATGAATTTATCTGAACACTTTAGCTTGGAAGAAGCAACCCACTCGGACACAGCCATCCGTTTGGGTATTAACAATCAACCCGATGCTCGTCAACTTGAGAACATGAAGAAAGCAGCAATCGGTATGGAACAAGTGAGGGCACTCCTTGGTAAATCCATTTCTGTAAACTCTTGGATTCGCCTGCCAGCAGTTAATGTGGCAGTGGGCGGTAGCAAAGTGTCTAGCCATATGGATGGTTGGGCAATAGACTTTGTATCTCCCTTTGGCAATCCTTATGCAGTGTGTAAAGCCATAGAAGCTTCTGGTATTAAGTTTGACCAGATGATTTATGAATATGGTAAATGGACTCACATATCCTTTGCCCCAGAAATGCGGCAACAAAAACTAACAATTTTTAATCCTCAAAAAAAGTACCTACCTGGTATTTTAACTGAGGACGAATATCACAAACAAGCGGGTTAATTATGAGCACTTCGGGCACAACTACTTGGAAACTTAACAGAAACGAGATTATTTCTGCGGCATTGCGGAAACTTGGTGTTTTGTCAGGAGGTAGTTCTCCAGAGACTTATCAAATTACTGACGCAACACAAGCCCTTAACGCTATGATTAAGGCATTTGAAACAGACGGCATGCCCCTCTGGTCAATTAAAAGTTACACCTTCACTGTAAC